CAGTATTGTTAGTAATATAATCATAATCCAATTTTTTTTAATTCTTTAAATTTTCTACTATTATAAATATCTTGTATAATTTTCCATCTTATATATTCTCTTATTGTTAAAAAATATTTATTATTGTTATTATTTGTATAAAAATGGGCTGCTTTAAATTCCATGAGTAATTCATCTTTTCTAAACTCAATACTTCCACGCATTCCATTTATATCAATACTGCATTTTATATATTCTTTCATATCGTTTCAATTAGTTGGTTAAAGTAATCTCTACAAAGTTCCACCTTTGCTTTAATTTGTTCTATTACTTCATTATCTCTTTTGATTGTGTAAACCTTTACTCTTTTGTTATCAGGTATATGATCAAAGTTATGCTGTTTTTGTACCTGGTCAATGATATCAATATCGTCTTCCATTAGCTTAAGTCTATAGTGCTCTCTTCTAATCTCATCCTGTACAATATCTATAGGAGTATTAGACAAGCAGTAACAAAGCATAGCCTCTTCTTTATTCGTTAAAAACATATAACCTTGTAATTGGTAAAAGTAATCTTTGTTAGGGCACTCAGTATCGAACCAAGGGAAGGTAGAAGCACTCCACGAATTTTTTACATCAATTAAATACTTATCGGTTACCACATCGGGAGTACCTGTTAGCCAATCATTGGTAAAGTTCTCTTCGTTCTTGTATAAAAATTCAGTTTGCAATACATCCATTACCAAACCTAAACAGCCATCTTCGCACTGGTTACCCTTGTCAGTATATTTAGAGCTAAATTCTTTACGAATACCGTACTTTTCTTTTAGTACTAAACTTTGAATGTAAGTCTTAGTAGTTTGGCTTAATGCTTCCCCTTTAGTCTTAGAGGAAGTCATTATTTTGCCTATTTGTGAGCATCTAATTTTCATAACAATAGTAAAGCTTTAGTTTGTAAATCAGTTAATTCAAAACTAGCCTTTAGTTTAGCAACAGTATACTTGTTATCATTGATAGCTTGTACTGCTTCTTCAAATCTTTTGTTATCAATAGAAGGCTTAGTGCTTGCAGCTGTGCTTCCATCATCATCAACTGCCTGAAGAGATAGTAAACTTTGAAGTGTACCTCTTCTAAAGTAAGTCACAGCACTTAGAACCTTTTGAGGGTCAGTAATAGCAGGTAAAGTCATATAACTTTCAACTAAATCACCAGAGTGAATGTCAATTATTTGACTAACTACTACATTATCCTTAATGGGTTGCAGTAATAATAGATCGTGCTGTAGTAAGATAGGCTCAACAGTATCTAAGATACTATTAATGTCAGCATAATTCTTTTTAAAATGTGGATTGATTGCATTCTTATGCACCTTACCGATTAATTGTTTTGCTTTATGTAGTCTCACATAAAACGGCATAGCAGACATGTCTACTTCTTCAATGGCTTCAGCCACTTTCTTTGTACTCATAGCGTTTGTTTTAATTATTTATTAACAAATATACAAAAATTATCGTACCATACGATAAAATCATCAAAATTCTTTGCAATTATATAAACACCCCCACAATCTTCTATTGATCGTTGGTATTTCTTTTGGTCCTCACTTTGCCTATCCTTACCAATCTTAACCTCAATCTTAACTGAACGGCCTTGAATAGTAGCTGAGATGTCTGCACTCCCTTTGGTTCCGCTTCCTTTGGTCCATTTGCCGTTGCGAAATAGTCCAGTAGTGCTAATCCTTTCAGCTTGACATTTAGAGTAGTTTAAAAATTCAACAATACATTTAGTCAATCCATTAGCTGTCTTATCCTCGTACTTCGTTAATGGTATCATAGGAATAGGCACCGAAGGGTATTTCTTTATCAGGTAAGCAAGCTCCGCTGTCTTTAACCTTTCTTTACTTTCTTTGTTCATATTACTTTAGCTTCTATTTGGTCCCAAATGTCAACTGAAGCTGCAAGGGGTGCCGTTACTTTAATTAGTTCAATATACTCTTTACTTTGATTAGTCTTACCTCTTACAATAGATTGACAAGCTCCTATCTTAACAAGGTAGTTAGCATATTTATTAAGCCTTACCGTTGTATACTTTTGAGACCATTTACGGTGGTGAGTATAATCATTAGTAAAATTCTCATAGATATCTTTAAAGTGAATACGCTCATTAAATTTAATGTGCTCAGTTATCCAGGTATAAAAATCGTGACCTAATTCACTTACTAATCGTTTTTCATCTAAGTTAACTGAATTGTAAGATACTAAGCCATTGATTAAGAAGTGCTGTATACACTCAATCATAAAGTTATCAAACTTGGCCCACTCTTCGGAGTCCCAATCATAGAAAAAATTACGCTTGAATTCGTGCCATGGTGTAAACTTCTTATTATAGTGATTGTTTAGCTCTATTTCAAACCTTCTACGCTCATGGCTGTTACCTTCACCTTTCAATATGTAATTGGTTGGTATGATAATCTTTGGGGTACGGTCCTTATCAATAAAAAATTCATCTTTGTTCTTCTTATTAATCGGCATACCATCGGTTACAATACTAAATAGTTTTTCAAAATCGAAGTTCTCTTGGACATCATCAAATACCAAAACTTGAGTATCAATACTAACACGCTGAAAAGCAAAGTCTTTTGAAGGGTCAAAGTTTTTACCATTGATCGTGCAGCTATTCTTAAATTGACTAAGAGCTTCGACTATCAAACCCTTACCTGTACCGCCTTGTGGGTTGTCGCTTATATCCTCATCATTTAAAATAATTGCAGGACTAAAGTAAGGAGTTTTATAAGTGTGTAACATATAACCTATAACCGATTGAAACGAATTGTACCTATCCTCAGTTTTAGATATATTCTTTATAAAAGTTTTGAAATCACAATCTGAGCTTGATAGGTTAAAGTTTCTTTTTATTACTTGTTTTTCCCAAACATGCTGAGTAAAATCTACATATTGCTTTTGTTCTACCCCCTCAGCTGTAATCTCTACAAGGCAATTTTGATAAAACAAATATCCTTTATCTTTAGTATCTCTAATAAATTCTACCTCTTTATCTTTAATGTAGTTTAAGAAGTCCTTTTTAAATAGTCTAGTAGTAGAGCTAATGTAATCAAATACAACATTATCCTTTTGGGTGTCGATGTAATGAAGTATAAAGTCCTTTATCCTATCCTCATTTATCTCTCTTACAAAGTTATTCTCAATCTTAATGAATAGATAACTAAGCTCACTGTTGTAATACTTAAAGAAACCATTGTCAGCTAAAAAGTCCCTGTACAAAGATGGACTAACAGAAACCCTACCTTTATCATCTTTACGCCAAAAGTTCTTTAGTTCGCTTTCTGCTTTGTCAATAATCATCTCTACCTCATCTGTAGAATAATCCTTTAGCTTTGCCTTAGTTGCCTTCTTAGTTTGTCCTGACTTAATCTCTTTTTTAACATATTCAACAATCTCCTTATCTTCAAATTGAGCAGTACCAAAATCTCCTTTATCTCTATAGCCCGACTTAATACAATTAAGAAGCTCATCACGATCTAAAGTTGCTGAATATTTATTTAAAATATATTGTTCACACTCTACCTGGTTAATACCGTACCGATTAAATGCAGAGGCAAAGGCAAATAGTGACTTGTTACGGCTCCCTTCCATTAGATTATACTTAGAGTCAAACCACTTTTGAAGGTTATTAATAATCTTATTAGTACTCTTCATAGGAATAGTAGCAAGGTAAGAATAATCAATCTCTTCAATCTCTTCTAATATAGCTGTATAAGTTTCAGCATTGACATTGACAAAGATATCGGGGTCGTATGAGTCAAAGCAGGCCCTACTAATATTTATACTTGTATTGTCCCAGTGCTTGTTGCTAAGTTCCTTTTCTAAGGACAAAAAATGTCCACGATGGCTGTTAACTTCAGCGGGTATCTTAACTACTACCTTTAACCCTTTACCTGAAGGTGAGGTAAACATAATATAAACGAACGGCTTTAACATTAAACTAAGCCTTGCAGCTTTTAGCTCCTTATCATCTTTGTAACCGTCAAAGTCCAGGCATATTAACCCCGAGTGCTCTAAGATACCCTTATCATTACCGTAGTCGAATTGTCCTGACCATCTGTAAACAGGTAGTGTTTGTTTTTCTTTGTCGTAAAGTGCTTTAGGCATCTTACGCATTGCTTCAATCTTTTCAGCGTAGCGACTGTTTTTAATTCTCTCAATAGCCTGTTCTACGGTTATGTAGTTCTTATCAAATGGCTGTTGAATACTTTTATAGATACTTATCATAGCGTTATTTTTATCAAATATAGGCAAAATTACCCAATTAGTGCAAGTTAAATCAATTAGTGCAAGTTGCGTGCAAGTTACAAAAAAGCCAAAAGCTATACTGCCACAGGGCCACGGCAATAGGAGACTTAATTTTCAGTTTTTTGAGTTTTTTTATTTTTTTTTCTAAAGCTTCGTATAATATATATAGAAAGCAGAAACGCAACTTGCACCTTTCAGTAAAGACACCCTTTTATTTTTGCCTTTAAATCAGTGAGCTCTCTCATATTATTGACCTTTAATATCTCCTGCCTTAGTGTTATTCTAATTGGGAACCGTTCCCTTAAGTCAAGTGTACAATTCAAGTATTGCTCGTCTCTTACCCTATGCCAGTGCTTATGGCTTTCTATTGAATGGATCATTGTTGCATGTGACTTGTTGAATATTTCTCCAATCTCTCTAAGCATCAACTTTTCTTTGCGTAACAGGTGAGCTAAGTAGAACCGTCTATAAACTTTGTCTCTTTGTCTATTGGGTAGGTGTAATCCTTCTTCAATTACCACTTGTTTTATTTCGTCTATTCTGCTCATTTTAAAAAATATTTATTGTATTTATCTTTGTTTAATTTGTACCCTAGTTGCTCGTACATCTTTAGGTATCTATAAACTGACCGTTCACTTATTTCTAAGTATCGTGACATTGAGCTTATAGGTCTAGGTTTAATCTTTAAAAATTCAATGAGCTTGATTACTCTTAACATTCTGTGTTGGTTCATTGTATTTCTATTTTAAATATGCCTCGGTAATGGTTGCCGTCACCATGCAGCTGCCGTTGTTTCCAAAGTGCTAAATTTCTAGAAGGGAAGTAGTATGTTTCTATTACATTGCCCTCAATCTCATAGGTTAGCTTATACGATCTCATCGCCGTTAGTTTGTTGTTGTAAAATGTCAAAGCCGTACACTAAAAAGAAACTATCAAAGTGTCTCATAATCGTGTTTTTATTGTAAGCAAACAGCTCTTTACACCTGTTAACATACCACTCCCTAAAGTTTAAGTATTGTTTCAGTGTTAGGTTACCGTTCATATCAGCAAACAGCCACTGTTGCGTAATTGCTTCATTGTTAAATTCTCTGCGTTCTTCAGTTTTGTTTGTCATTGTCTTGTGTTTTGGGGTTTAAATAATCGTCTTGTGCTTCTAAGTAAGCCAGGTATAAATCTAAGTCAAAGCTCCCGCCTTTATCATCTTGACAGGATTGGTTACGCCACCATTGCATCTTTCGTTTAATGCTGAAGCTCGTAGGTGTGAATGTATTTTCCATCTTAATATTCGTTATTATCGGTTTGAAAATCACGCTCATCTTCTATGAACCCCTCAAAGCCAAAATCGTTAGGGTCTTCTAAAATATGCTCTTGTATAAATTCTACCATTTCGTTTACTTGACTTACACTAGGGTAGTAATAGTGCTTAACTCCATTGATTACCTGTAAACTATCCTGCAGTTCAACTTCTACTTCTAAGTCACCTTCATAACTCCAGGCTCCAAATGTCCAATTGAAGTTTACTATAAATTGTATACCACCATCTTCGCTATAGTATTCAACTTCGCACTTGCGGTCAGTTGTAAAATCGTATTCTTTCTCTATCATCTTTTAAAGTTTAGCTGTTAATAATGTGTATCGTGCTTTAAGCCTATTAATGGCTCTTATTTCTGCTTGTATGTTTTCTTCAGTGTGATAAGGTGTTAAGCCTTGCTCGTTGTTTCTACCATTTGACCAAATCATCTCATCAACTATTCTTTGACCTTCAATAATTAAGTCAATAGTTCTAATGCAAGCTTCGTGTTTTTCTCTTAAGTTTTTCATATGTGTGCTAAATAAAGTATTATTAATAATCCGCCTATCATTATAAGCATTCCCTTACCTAAGTAAGCATCATCTTCGTTAGTTGGCGTAAAGTAGTCGATTAGTTTTTTCATAGCGTTTATTTTTATTGGTTTAAATACATTACATAAATTGAACAGCTCATACCATATTCTTCAGTATCAATAAATGCATATCCACTTTTGCATCCTTCCAATGCTTTAGTATAAGATGTCTTTACTTCGTTGCTGCTTAAATATTCCTCACATTTTTGGTAAGCATATTTTACATT